CTACTTCCTTTTCGGGTTCTTTTGTAGGCATAATTTCTACGTCAGCACCTTCGTAAAGTTTAGCAACACCTAATTTATATAAAGATGACGCAAAAGTATCTAACACCTCGCATACATCACCTTTCTTAAAATTATTATGTTCTTTTAAAAAAATTATTCTCATAGTCTGTTTATTTTAAATAAGAAATCTATTGCTATCCAATATATTTTGTCTTCCATTACCGGATCACCAGTGGTTTCATCTTCAAATATACACCAATCTAAATTAATTGAATTATATGTACCTCTAAGGTTATCAAATTTATTCCTTAAAGCTATGGCAACATTTTCACTTGTGTCATAACTATTAGAATAAACAAAAAAAGTAACCTTAACCATATCCAAAGGACTAACAATATTTTTTACTCTTGTTGGTGCAGTATTTACTTTGGAAAATGTTATGTAAGGATAAGCTACAGTATTAGGTGCTTCTTCCGGATAAACTCTTGTGCCTATTAAACTAACAAGAGTAGCATCACTTGCAACAACGGCATATATTAATTTTCCTATGTTCATTGTATTCTATAATCTAACCCTGCTGCTTTAGCATTCTGATTTATTAAACTATGTGTACCCTTTATTACTACATCTCTGGATGCGTGAAAAGCTTTCAGAAATCCTTGTAGTAATACTTTTGTTTGGAATGCAACCGCACTACCGTAAAGAAAATTTGTATAATATGCATCGGCCTTATTAATACCATCAAATGGACCTCTACTAACTTTAGTAGGATAATTTTTAAGTGTACCAATTACAATAGTTTCAATTCTTTTTAACCTTGGTTTAAAAGGGTTAAGAACTTTTACTGATTTTCTTAAATGACCTGGTATAAATGATGCCCTATATTCTTTTTCTGTACTTTGACCAGTTTTTTTATTTGTAGTTTTTTTTGTAAAATACCTATAATGAACACCACCTTTATAAATAGGAATTTGAGGTTTAACTGCTGCAACCATAGGTTCTGCGGCATTGTGTAGTATATCCATTTTTTTTGCATCCCAATCTTTTTTAAAATTAGTTCGCATCATGTGTAATGCATCTTGGACATCTCTATCAAAGATTTGCCATTCAACATTAAAATCCTTTTCAACAAATTTACCTTGTTGTTCAGCACGTCTTGTTTCTACACGCAACTTAGCATAATCTACTCCTCTATTAGTATTCGTAAATGATAATGGTCTTCTTGGCATTAGTATCCTTGTCTATAGAAACCCGTTGCAACTATAATTGATCTATCATCAGAATACGCAACTGTTTCAATTTGGTAATAATTTGAACGATACAAAAATCTACTGTTTACAGAAATATTAACATTATAACGTAAAGTAAATTTTATTTTTTGTTGTGCAACAATCCTATCAGCCTCTTCCTCTTCAAATCCCGATGAGTAATCAACTTTTGCCCATACAGTTTCTATATTAGTCCAACTTTCTAATTGAAATCCACTATCAGATTGAGATATGGTTTTATTTTGAATAACAACCCTTTCTCTCATTTTACCAATTACCTCACTTTTATTATACCCAATCATATTTATATCGGTTTAATAAAACATCACTTGCATTTGGCATTTTATGCATAGCATCAGTTCTGTTGTCGTACATTGATGCAATCATTTTTAATACTGCTATCCTAATGTCTGAAGGACAATCTGTAGCAGCAGTTCCATATCCAGCAGTATAAGTAATAGTCACATCGTTTAAAGACAAGTAAGTATCCGGAAAGTCTTGATCTACTGCTTCACCTATAATGCCTCTAAATGTATCTACCTCATATAAACTTGGTGATAATACTTGAGAAACACCATTTTCATCTAAATAAGTAATAGACGATACCCCAATACAAGGATATACTAACAATTTAATTACGTTTTCATAATCAGTTGCTACTTTGTAGCTTGACGGAAAACGCTCTAACTTTTGTACAATAGTTTTTGTAAGAGTAGATATGTTTTGTCTTGATTCTACGGCTTGTCTTGCAGCCTTTAGCATTGTAGTAATAAGAGAGTCATCAGTCGAATCATCAACTTTCAAATAATTTTTGACTTCCGCAGATGTCCATAATTCATTTGTCTGATCAACTGTTACTCTCCAAATTTTCATCGCTTAATTGCTTTTTTAGGTTTTTCGCTAATCTTTGTTTCTATAACAGGATTATTTTGAGCAACAATAGGTTTATCTGTTAAGGACTCAGCTATTCCTGCTTTAATTAATTCCTTTGCCGTCATCTCATTTAATTCAGCCACATCCCCTTGAAAATAACCAAGGGAATGTGGTGAACCAGATGGCGATTGGATAAATCGCACTTTCATTTTATTCGTTTTTAGCTACAAAATAGGCAGTATATCTTGTTGATTGAGTACCAACACCAGTCAATACCAAGCGATACTTAGTACCACCAATTTTGTCATCTTCGTTAGCTTGTACCATTCCATTTACATTAAGTGTATCTAATGTAGCAACACTTGTGTAATCAGTAGAACTTGCCGCTTGTCTTACTGTAGGCAAAATGTAAGTAGTGCCAGACAAGTTAGTAGCTACTATAGACCAATAACCGCTCCAAGGGCTTAACAAGCTTACAGGAATAGTAATAGTGTCTATTTCAGTATTAGTGATTGTGTCACTTATTGAATAGCTATAAAAAGTGCTTGACGCATCATCATAATTAGCATCAAGTGTTTTACTTCGGTCATTTTTAAATGCAGTAACTCCAATAGCTGCAAATACCAATAAACCAATTAAAATATTCTTCATTTTATTAGGATTTAAATACCAGTAATATCCGCATCTTTAATAGCGGAAAATGATTTAGCATGACGAACGGCAGAATCCCACCATGAGTTAACTACAATGGTAACTAATGCATTTTTGCTTGATGAGTATGGATCAACTACAACATCTAAACCAGCCCATTGTCCAATTAACAATTCAGCAAAGTTTCCAAAAATTACTGAATGTAAATTAGTTCCACCACCTTTAGTTAAGTTGCTTGGTACTTGCGTCGAAACATAAGCACGGTATCCGTTTAACAAGTCAGTTCTAACTCCTTGTTGTCCAACTGGTGGCGCACCATCATTCCAAACAAATTGAGCAGTACCACTTGCTTTTTCAGTATTCTTTAAGAAACCTCTTACACCAGGTGTAGTAAGGTAAGCTAATGTACCAAAGTCAGCATTATCAGTAGCCAAAGCAGTTTCAAGGTCAATAATATGCTTGTATGTCAAAGGACCACCATCAGTACCGATTGCAACCGAACCAATACCAGCAGTATTTAAAATACCGAAGAATGGTTGCGTTGAATTATCGCCATTAATCAAAGCATAATCTAATGCTCTGTTAACTGCTTCGCTCAAACGATTTCTTACAAAATTCTCAACGTCAATAGATGATTGAACAAGTAATTGCTTTGAAATATTAGTAAACGCACCTAAACGATTAGGTGACATACTAATTTTATCAAAAGTTGGACTTGTTTCATCATTGGCAGAGTTTTCAGTTTCCCAAACCGCAGTAGCCGCAGCATCATTACGAGGAAAATCTAAATTACCAGTCAATCCTGTAAGTAAGGTTGCACCAGCTTGAATAACTGCCAATCTTGGGTCAAGGAATGGAATTAAATCACCCAAAATAGTTGGTACAGTATTACCACCAGCAACCGCACTCGTAGCGGTCATATCTCTCTTCTCATTCTTTACAATCATCTTAGGAATGTAAAGGTTACCGGAAGCGGAGATACCAGCTTGTTTAAATTCTCTTTCAGCCTCTTGGTGCATCTCTAATTCTAAACCATCAAGGTTTTTGTTATTAGCAATAAGATTAGCCGCTCTAAGGAATGAATAACCTTTTTTAACTCTTTGCTCATCGTTAACTTTGTTTTCGTTAACTTTTGTTGCAGGAGTAGCCATTCTTTTAGTTTCGGCCTCAATCATCAAATGATTATCAATATCATTCTCTAAATTGGTGACCTCTGTCCTAATCGTGTTTAATTTTGATCTTTGATCGTCATTGGCATTTGCACCCAATGTTTCGATAGCAGAAATCAAAGTGCGCATTTCTTCTATTTTAGCGGAACGCGACTGTTTTAATTCATCTGATTTCAACATTTTAATAATTTTTTAATTTGTTTAAAAATTCAACAAACTCATTGAAATTGCATTCCGCTTTTTCATTTTGCTGAATATAATTTTCCATACTTCGAGCAGCAACAATAGTGTTTGGATTAGCCGGATAAGTTACTGGCGAAACATCATACACCTTGTCTATTCTTGTAATAATTCTTTTCATTCTACCTTCTTTCATTTGCCAATTATCTCCATTCTCCTTTAATGAAAAAGCAAAAGAAGATTGGTAAATATCACCTCGTTTAATTAATTTCATCACATCTTCGGCTGCATTTGTTTCTGGAGGATCAATGGTGTATACCAATGAATTACCATCCCTTTTTATTTGCAGCGTGTTGTTTTTAACCCTACCAAGAACAATGTTTTGGTCATGGTTAAATAAAGCAGCAGCTTCTGAAAAATCAGCATCGTTAAAAGCATCCATATCAATTTCCTCGTCAAAAGAACCCATGTCATAGGATCTGTTCAAGGAAGATGCAATTCCGATTATTTTTCTTTCCTCTGCATTACTCTTAAACTCAATATTAAAATATCTTCTTTCCATTTGGTTATTATTTGACCTATCTTCCATTATTTTGTTAGCCGTTCTTTCTGCCCAAGGTAACATACTTGAACCACCCCAAGCATCGTACATTATTGAGCCACATATCTCATTTTCGTTTTCATCAAAATACTTGCCTTGGTCATATACCTTGGCTCTGCTTAAAAAACTATATGTGCGTATCACTTCATCATCTGAAAGACTTTGTTTATTAGACAATTGCCTTGCTCTTGACCAGCCAACGGAAGTTCCACACTTAGAACCATTATCTTCTTTATGCTTCAAAGCTTTCTTTGCTGCATTGGTTGCTGATTGTGGGTAGTTACTATATGGCATTACTGTGCATTTTGAGATTTAGGTTCTCCAACAGGAACTTCCCTACTGTTAGATGCTAATGGCATACCAAACTTATCACCGCCTTCGTATGGGTTAAATCCTTCAAGATTTCTTATTTCATTAGGAGCAATGGCTCTTATATTGTAAAGTTTAGTATAAAACTCTGCTCTTGCCATAACATCACCACGGTACAATTCATCGAGATCTAATTTAACATAGTATTTACCCCAATCTTTTTGTGGAAATAACTTTGTGTTAAATTCATTCTCAATTCGCTTAGTCCACGCTCTTAAAGTGTACTGAACAAATATTCTGTTTAATATCTCAATGTTGGTTGTAGATATATTATTGTTTCCTAAAAGCAAAAAGCCTGGAACACCAGTAAGATTAGATATATCCTCAATAGTCAATTTTCTTGCATCAATATCTGCTGCTTCTAACCTTGAGGCAATAGGTTTAAACTTAAATCCAGCCTGTAGGAAGGCTACACCCTGTTGATTATTAGGTCCGGAGTGTTTATCTGCCCAAGACTTTTTAATTACATTTAACTGATCTTCGTTTAAGATTAAATCTGTTTCAACAGTTCCACTTAAATTAGTTCCTTTTGCATAAATGTCATTACCATAGTCAATTTCATGTAATGCTCTTGATAAAGTTGTTTTACCAGCCTCAATCAAACTCTTACCCCAATAACCGTTCTCACTAAATGATTTAATGTGTAAAACCTCTAAAGAACTATAAATTTCCTTACTACCTTCTAATTTATAATAAAACTCATCGTTTATCTTGTACATTTCCCAAGGAACATCAACTAAATGTAAATCAATTACATTTCCTGCTTGATTTCTGTTTGGTATAATAAGAACATTGCCACTTTTGGTAGTCATTGAACCATTTACAGCTTGTCTTATGATAGCTTCACGAAAACTAAAAGTATCGTATTTGCTTGATGGTCTGTATTTAATTAAAGAATACAAAGGATGACTTATTGCCTCAACAACATTGCCATCGGACTTAGTTTCGTATATAGAGAATGGTAAAGATGCAATTTGCTCACTTAAAATAGATAATGCCCTAAAATAAGCTGGTATAGACAAAGATGTTTCATGACTAACCCTTCTTTGGTTAGTTCCAAACAATTCTTGGTACAATTTCCAGTCTTTGGCAGGACCAAGATTGGTAATTCTACTTCTTTTAATGAATTTTACTATTTTATTCAAAAATTCCATACTGCAAAGATGATTATTAATAATTTTATATGCAAATAAAAAAATTAACCAATTATCAAATTAAAATCTAAATTAATTTTGTTCTTAGGGTCAATAGCCTCGCCAATAGCCATGGCTGCTGCAACCATACCATCTATTTTCTCATTAGATTTCCTTTTATCAAACTTAACTAATCCTGTAGAATTTATTATTAATGCTACATTTGATAACATCCACTTTGCTACCGGATCACCATCGTGAAATACCTTCTTACCAGTAATCATTTTCTCAAACTCACATATAGGTGTATTCATCTCTGGAAAACTTTGTGGGAACGGTCTTACGTTAACTCCCCTTTCTTGTAATGAAATAACAACGTGAGTTGCTCTCCAAGGGTCATAAGCAAGGCTTCTAATGTTGTATTTTTGAAATAAAAGGTAAATATCGTTAATAATTACATCGTTATCTACAATATTACCATTAGTCACCTTAATACTGCCATTTAATGCCCAATCCATGTAAGGTACACCATCCCTAAGACTTCTTTCCTTTACATTATCTTCTGGAATCCAATACTTCCAT